CATTTCTTTTCCTCCTTAAATTTTTTCTATTATTGTTTGTAGTGTTGCAGAATAACCAACACGTCTTATATCTTCGTATGCTATTGTTTGTGGGTTTGTAAATTGTTTAAATAGTATATGCCACTTTTCATTATTGAAAGTAGTTATTACACTTTTTCCAATTAAATCACCTATAACAACGCTTGTATCTTTTTGTTCTTTTATATTCTCACCGAATATTTGAATTTGAAAATAGTTATATAAAACGCCATCCCATAACACTACTTTTTCTGCTGGTACTTCTTGAACAATAATAACTTTAACGTCTTTATCGTTCGTGTTGTACTCTGCTTTGAATTTGTAATCTGTTATTATACTTTGCAAGTATGTTAATAAAACTTCATTTTTCATAATTTATACCTCGCTATACAAGTTGAAATAATACTATCGCCTCGTTCAGCCCATTTCTTTTCAAACCAATGACTGCTAGAACCTTGTCTGCTCCAATGTACGTTACCGTCTAAATTGTAAACGTGACTAGCATAGTCTGTGTAGTTTCCTATGTAATAACCATCATTGTCTTTTACTACGCCTTGTATTCCTTTGCTACTCATACTCTGTTCCATTTTACCGCTTTTATATGGTGTTATACCGCTTGTTAAAATAGTATCGTGAAACATTCTAGCAACTGCATATAAAACTTTATCTGGTGCATTTTTTAATTTTTCTTTTGCACCTGGGCTCCACTTAACTTCTACTTCACTTGACATATAAACCTACATTCTCTATTCGATTAAATAGCCAATTATCTGCTACTTTTAGAATAGAATATTTTATATTATTAAATATAATTTCATCACCCTCTTTTACGTCTGTGTTTCTTGGTACTACGAAATATCCAGTTGCTTCTGGGACTGAATATGTACTAAATCGTATTGCTTGGTCCACGTCATAAGGAATTACTTTTATATTTACTTCTTGTTTATCTTGGTCATCATAGAAACTACTATTTGCATTTCTATTGTTTTGAATTAAAGTTGCAGTCATTCCATTCATTAAAAACATTGCTATTCTCCTATTGGTATATTTATTATAAAGTTAGGGTTTGAACCTCTGTATAAATAACCATTGTTTGATAGTATAGTTAAAGCAAGTGTGCTATATTCACTTTGTAATTTTGCACTCATACTTCCACTTTTTATTTCTTTTGTATCTACGTGTGGTATATCTTGTTCTAATAGAAATCTTGCTTGTTCCATACTTGCATTTTTTATTGGTGTTGGTACGTTTTCTGCGTTCCAGTCACCTCTTTGTATTTGAGAAACCTGTGCGAAAATCATTTCACTAGCTTCCTCAATTTTTACAGAACTTATCTCTGTATTGTATTTACTTTTAAATTCTTCACTAGTGAAAAATTGCATTTGTTACCTCCTATAATTAGCCACTAATTTGTGCTACTAATCTTACAATTGCTTCTGGTCTTACTACTTCTGCACCGAATAATACGTTACCTTCAACTACATAGTATCCTGGGAAGCCTGGGTAGTTTCCGTTGAATTGGTTTGTTTCTGTGAAGAATGCGTCACCTACTACTGCTACTGGGTTTCCGCAATAACCGATTTCATTATTCTTTAATACTGCACTTGCAATTGGGAATGCGTCTACACCATAAGCGTTTGCTATTTCACCTCTATCTACTCCTTCAACACCTGCTAATGTTTCGAATTTTAATACAGAAGTTAATGCTGAAACGTAGTGTGCATATTCTGTTACGTCTAAACCTAATCTGTATGTGTCATATACTTTTGCATTAAATAATTTTGCTTTAATATCATTGATAGCGTCAATGTATGCTTCTTTTGTTGATGGTGCCCATTGTACTTCTTGAATATCTGTGTTTGTTCCTAATTTTCCATATCCGTATGTATCAATTGTTGTAGCCATTTCGCTATCTTTTTCTCTTATTGCACTATCAATTGCACTTGCAATATTTGATCCAGTTACTAATGTTGGAATACGGAATGAGAAGTCCATTCTTAATTCTGTTAAGTCAACTTTAACACTATTGTATGTTACTAATGCTGGTGTTAAAGCACTTTCTAATTCAACTTTTTGTCTTGAATTAACTGTTGGTGCGTTTGTTTTCATTACTTCTATAATTGGAACACCTGTGTTTCTAATTTCTCCAATATAGTCTTCGTTTAAGAAATTCATAAATGAACTTCTATATAATAAATCTGCGTATGTTCTTTTTAATACTCCTTGTAAATCTAAATTAATTTGTGTAAAATTTGCCATTGTTTTATTCTCCTTTTATTTCATAAAATTTTTAATTGACGTATTTCTAGTAATAACTATATTATCTGGTTTAGTTGTATTAGTCGTATTGAAATTTGCTTCATCTGGTGCTTTTGTTGTTGGGTCTTCAAAAAAAACTTTACCATATTGTTCCTTTATATTTTGGACTGCTTGGTTGTCATCTTCGATTTCACCGAAAACTCCTGTTCTTAGTTTTGAAACCTTTTCAACGTCTGCGTCATTAAAGCCATTTCTTAAAATAGTTGCAGTTAAGTTAGCTTCTTTTAATGAATTTGTTGTGTCATTATATTTTTCATTAACACCATTGTATGTTGTTTCTAAATCTGCATACTTTTTTGTAAGTTCTGTTAGTTGGTTTTTGTAATCATCTTCTTTTGTCTTAAACTCTGCTTGTAACTCCTCTTTGATAGATTTTTCTTCAACGTAACCCTTACGTACGTCTTTTTCTAACTTGTCCCAGTTAATATCGTCATTGCTTAACTCAACGTCTTTGTTAGTTAGATATTTTGTAATATCCATTTTATACCTCCTTAATTTTTAGAAGGCATTAAGTCCTTTGTAGTTATGCCTTTTAAATGGTGTGCCACTACTCAAACCATAGAAGCCTAAATCAGTAATTGGTTGTTTAGTATTGTTAACTTATCTGTTGTCTTATCAACCATTTCATTATTTCCTATATATTGATATAATCCTAAATCTGTTTCGTAATCTTTTATTGTACGTTCTAATGCTTTTTGTTGTTGATCCAGTTCGTAATCACCTTCTATTTTTGCACTATCGTTATCATCAAAAAATAATACCCATTCACACTTACAATTTGGATGAAATAACTCATCACCAACTACGTCATCAAGTTTTGTATAACCTGGTGTTGTTCCGTGTATTGAATAAGTTTTACCTTGGTGTTCTAAACATATTGGACAACTATTAGGGTGTGACGCAAACTGCATTAAGTCTAAGTCTAGTAATATACTATCTTTGTAACTTTGGTTCCACCCGTGCTTTTGTTAAGTTTACATTGAATAACATAGAATTATATGTACTTAATTTTTGATAACTCCATTTCTTTCCGTGGTGTTTATATTTAATAAATTTTTCTATTCTACCGAAATTTTTTATTTGCTTTGTTACGTACGCTTCTTTATCTGGCATACTTTGTATTGTTTCATATCTTTTTTTATAATAACTACTTACTCTGTTTTTATATTGTTCTTCGTATTTATCGAATTTTTCCATAGGTACCATTTCATATCTATTTGGAATAGTTCGTTTTAAATCTAGCATTGTTATATGGTCTTTTTCTGCTATTTGTATTTGCAGTTCTTCAATTAGTTGTTCCATAAAATCGTGGTTTATAGTTAGTTCGTTTTCAAACTTCTTTATTATTTCTTCTGGTGGTACGTTGTCATATAAACCTTTTATGAAATCTTCTTTTATATTACGTAATCGTTCGTCATACATTATCTGTGTATATAATACGTCTTTGTCTATTACGTTCTTATAACTCGCCATATTCTACCCTTAAATTTCCTCTTTCTTCATTTCTACCTTTTATTAAGTCTTCTACATAATCTTCGTTGTATTCATCATTAAGTAATCGTTGTAATATTGGTGCTATTATCTTTGCTCGTTCTGTATATGGAACACTTGCTACTTTTTGTATGCTACTTAATAATTTAAGTTTCTTCTGGTCATCAAGTCTTTCGTTAGATCCGTAGTTCCATTCTAATTCACTTGGTAACATTTGTTCTTTTATATCTTGTGTGTTTTGCATTCTTACAATATTAACTAATAAATTATTTATTTGTGGTTCTATTTGTGTTTTTATAGCCTCTATTGTCATTTCACTTGCATTTGCATTTAAGTTTACATTGTCTGTATTTTGGTAACTATCTTTTTCATAACCGAATGTCATTGGACTTAAACCAGCCATTTGTATTATTTGATAGTCATAAAACTTGAATGTATTTACATAGTCATTAGTTCTTACATTGCCTTGTAAAAATTCGAATATCTGGTGGTCTTTATCACCTGGCATTAAAGTAAAATAATCTGCTAACTTACCTACACTTAATTGCTCTACATTAAAGTTAGTAGTTGGTTTCCATTGTGGTAAAACTACATTACTT